TTTGGTTGGTCTGATGAAGAAATTAGATTGGATTTACAACAACAAAGAATTGAACGAGCAGTTGGTGAAGAACTTAAGGCAACACCTACTGTTATCACTAAAACAGGTTTATTTGACAATATTGACAAGTTATACGGTAACCCATCAGGAGCAACCGCAAATGCAACGGCAACTACAGATACTGAAGATGCGGGAGCAATGCCATCATTTGGTGGTGGAGGATTTGAGACTGCAGAACCATCAGGAGGTGAAGTTGAACCACCAGCAGGAGGTGAGGTTGCACCGCCAGCAGGAGGTGAAGTAACACCCGAATCTAAGAGGGCAAATATGAATATCATATTAGAAAATAATTTTGCAAAAAAGAATAGAATCTTAGATTTAAACCAAGGTCAGAACTCTTTAGGAGAAATTTCAAAAGAATTGGATAAGTTACTAAAGTTGTAATATTTATATTAAAAACAAACATTATGACTTTCGGAAAAATAAAATCCATAATTGAAAATGATTTATTAGAATCCTACAAGAATGAGAAGGAGTTTAAACAATCATTAAAAGAGTTCAGACAAAATGTTTTGAACAATAAGAATATGTCAAAACTATATTCTTTATATGACCAATTAACAACACCTCAAGGGTTAAATGAGTCTGATGCAAAAGATTTTTTAGAAGAAGGAATATCTTTAATACAAAAATTGGTACCATCAATTAAAACGCCAAAAACGTTGTCAGAGAATGTTAAAAACAAATATTCCAATATTGATTCATTAGTTTATAGTGATAAATTAGATTTAATGGAAAGAATTCAATCAAAAAAATATTTGATTAAAACCTTATCTTCAAGTAAAGATGACTCAGTTAAAGAGTCTATTAATATTCCGTTAAAGTCTATGGTCAACATTGCAAATCAAACAATAAATAACTATCTTGAAAATCTTGACGAATCTACAAAAAAAGAATTTCTTTCTTTAATGAATGAAGATACATCAGTTCTTAAAGAAAAATTTGAAACTTTACGAGAAACTACAATTAATAAATTGGGGGTTATTTTGGAAAACGAGAAAGAGTTTGAAATGAAAACAAAATTGTCTGAGACTATTGATAGATTAAAAGTTGAGAACTTTAATCAATTAAATTTTCTTAAGTTGAAAAACTTAGAAGAATCAATTTAATTTAGATTTTATTTTTTGAATATAAGAAGCCTTTAATTTTTCTTTTCTTTTTTTTGCCGATTTTTTAATAAATTCTTTTCTACTATATAGAATTTGATTTTGTTTGGTTTTAATAACCTTTGCTTTTAAAGTTTTTAATGCTTTTTCTATTCCGTCTTTTTTTACCTCTATTGTTAACATATATAATACAAATATCTTATTTTTTTGAAAGTTTTTGACAATGCTGATAATTTCTTTTATTATTTAACAAACAAATAAACATTCATAATATGAAATTTAATGAAAAAAGGAAAAAGTGTAAAGCTAAATCTATACAACCCAATTAAATCTGTTTACGGGACAGTAGACTCTAAAAATCTAAAATCAGTATACATAAACATCCAATCTTGGGTAACACCTAAATCTGAATACGACAATTGGAATAGAATTGTTTGTAATCTAAGCCGAGATATAAAACATTCAGTATTCAACTCCATAAACCACGAATTATTTAAAGAAAAAAGTATAGTTGATTTGGACCTAAGAACAAGCGGAATTGCTCACGGTAAAAAATCTTTTTTAAATTTAGAAGTTAATTTATATACCAACCATGAAATAGATTTTAAATCCAACGAGGTGAAAGATTCTGTTAAAAAAATCATTAAAAATATATTCAAAGAAAACGTAATTCAAAATAAATATTTTGATTTTTCACCATCAAAAAACGATTAAAGCTGAAAAGATAGTTTTATGATATATTTATCATAAAAGAATTGATGAAACAATTAAGAATTTTAGAAGCAAATGAACTAGGCCATGGGATATTGGTTGAAACTGATGCGGGTTGGTTATCACCTAAAGACAAACACAACCAAGAAGTTTTAAAAGAAGCAAAAGAATTAGATTATAGAAATCCATTTGAGTTCTATGCCGTTCTTCAGAAATACGATACACCAAATAGAAATGGAAGATTTTATCCTGAAAGAATATTAAAGAGAGAAGCCGACAACTATAAAAAAACAATAGATAAGGGCCTATCAACTTCAGAACTTAACCATCCCGAATCTTCCTTAATTGATTTGGACCGAGTATCACACATTATCACCGAAATTTGGTGGGATAGAAATATCTTAATGGGTAAACTTAAATTATTGACCTCACCTGGTTTTCACGAAACAGGAGTTGTATCAACAAAAGGAGATATCGCAGCTAACTTAATGAGACAAGGTGTTACCTTAGGTATATCATCAAGAGGTGTTGGGTCACTAAAAAAGGTTGGGGAAAGAAATGAAGTTCAAGAGGACTTTGAATTAATCTGTTTTGATTTAGTATCATCACCATCAACACCAGGAGCTTATTTATTCAGTAATGCTGATGATAGAGACCAATACGAAGAAAACTTAGAAGAAGAAAAAAAATACAAATCACCCGAAAATTCGGAATTTCAATCTAAAGGAGTTGACTTAATGAGAAAATTAACCGATTATTTGGGAAAATAATAAATTATGGACGAAAAATATTTTGTAGCAAAAATTCAGTACGATTTACCTGATGAGAATACTGGTAAAATCAAAAAAATTAGAGAGGAGAAACTCGTTAAAGGATTCTCAGTAACCGATGTCGAAGCTAAGGTTACCGAAAAGTATAAAGGATTTACAAACGATTGGAGAATAACTTCAGTATCGGAAAGTAAAATTGACGAAGTGATTGAATGAAAAAAATAAAGTGGTTTAACGACCACTTTTTTTATGCTCCAAACTTTTTTATGGGATAAAATTAAGATTGTGTTATCTAAAAAGTGATTTTTTTATTATTTGACACTATTTATAATGTAAAAATAATAGATTTTCATGAAAGAAAACAAATTAGTTCAAGAGGCTCTTATTCAAATGAAACATGTTGAAGAAGCTATAGCCGAAAATGCAAAAGGAATACTTGCTTCTACTATGAAGGAAGAAATCAACCAGCTAGTAAAAGAATCTCTTTCCGAACAGGAAGACGAAGATGAGATTGATTTAGATGCAGACGTAAATACGGATGCTGATAATGATGAAATGGAAATGGATATCGATACTGATATGGACATGGACTCTGATGAAGAGGAAATGGATATGGATTTTGGTATGGACATGGACATGGATTCTGAAGAAAGTCCAATAGATTTAACTGACGCTTCTGACGAGGAAATTTTGAAAGTATTCAAAGCTATGGGTGAAGATGACGGTATCATTGTTAAAAAAGATGGTGAAAACGTTCATTTAACCGATGATGATGCTGACGTAGAATATCTTGTTAAGTTAGGTGAATCTGATTACGACCATTACAGAGGTGCCGAAAAAGATGACGCTGAACATATCAAAGATTTAGAAAAGGATATGGAAGATGATTCTGAATACACTGAAGAAATGGATGAAGATGTAAATGACGTAATTGACGCTATTTTTTCTGACGGTGACGTATCTGACGTTGACTCCTCTGACATCGAAGATGAATATGAAGACGAGACTGAGGTTGTTTACGAAATAACATTAGATGAAGACGATGACATGGAAGAAGATGACATGATGGAAGAAGATGACATGGAAGAGACATATGATGATATGGAAGTATATGAAACATACAAACCAAAAGGAGAAGGAATGGGTAAAGCTAAATTTAGTTACAAAAAGACGACAGGTGGTTTCGATGAAAAAATGAAACAGGGACCTAAATCAGTTGGTACAGGTAAAGCGAAATTCGATTACAAAAAAGGAGAGAATATGGGAGGAAAATCCAAAGTTGTTAAAGCAGAGACTAAAGAAGGTCAAGGATACAAAGACAAAGAAGATGAAAGGTTGGCTATGAAGCATGGTAAGATTGCATCAAAAGACCTTAAAACTACTAAAGCTCGTAGAGATGATGCTGGTTTTGAAAAATCAGAAACTAAAGAAGCTGCTAGAACATATGGAATGGGTTCCAAAGAAGGTAGAGGATTAAGAAAAGGTATCACTAATAACAGAAATTACAATTATAGTAATAGTGGTGTTAAAGTAGAATCTACTCAAGAAGAAGTTAGAATGTTGAGAGAGAAGAATGAAGAATACAGAAAAGCGTTAAATGTTTTCAGAGAAAAACTTAACGAAGTTGCAATCTTTAATTCAAACTTAGCTTATGCGACAAGATTGTTTACTGAGCATTCAACAACTAAGAAAGAAAAAATAAACATCCTAAGAAGATTTGACGATGTTGAAACTTTAAAAGAATCTAAAAATCTTTATAAGTCAATCAAAGACGAATTGAATTCGGTGGATACAAAATCAATTAACGAATCGGTAGCTACAAGACTGAATAAATCAGTTTCTACAGGTTCATCAACAACTCTAATTGAATCAAAAACTTATGAAAATCCTCAATTCTTAAGAATGAAGGACTTAATGGGTAAATTAGGTTAAAAAAAATAAAATAAACTTTAAAAAAACAAAACAAATACTAAAATGGGAGCATTATTAGAATCAGGTCTTGTTGGTAACATTGGGTTAAAACACCTTAAAGTTATCAAAGAAGACACAATCAACAAATGGGACAAATTAGGCTTTTTAGAAGGTCTTAAAGGTCACATGAGAGAAAACGTAGCACAATTATACGAAAACCAAGCATCATTCTTAATCAATGAAGCATCATCTACATCTGATACAGGTGCATTTGAAACAGTGGTTTTCCCAATTGTTAGACGTGTATTCTCTAAATTATTAGCGAATGACATCGTATCTGTACAAGCAATGAACTTACCTATCGGTAAATTATTTTACTTTGTACCTAACATTCAGTCTTATGAAAATGCAGACAACCAACATTATGCACCTTATGGTTCACCAAATGCTGCTGCTGACCAAACACCAAACAGTGGTTACGACTACAACAACACTAAAGACCTTTATGATAGATTCTACGAAGGTAACGAACCAGCATTAGACCCACCAGGTTTATTTGACTATTCTAAAGGACAATTCTCGGCAATCACAGCA